CGTCTTCTTCAACAAGGCTGTTAAGAATAGCTCCGACCCTCTCTCTATCAAACCTATATAAGTCAGAGTTTATCTCTGTTATAAAATCCTCAATCATGTTTTCTACTTGAGGGATATCATCGAAGGATGCCAACCTAAGCATTGGTGTTAGTAAATCCTATTTCGTGCTTGAACTACAGCAAAGCCAATGAGGTAAAAGTCTTTTCCTTCTTCAGACTCAAACCTAATCCTCATCGACCGGCCTTTACCTCTCACCTTCAACCTTGTCTGAACAACAGTGGTTGGGTAACCAAAGTCTGTCAGGTTTGAGGGGTTTACCACAGGGAAGTATCTCAATCTATGCCCCTGCTGTTGTGCAGTAGCAGTAGTATTAAAATCCCAGTAAGTAGATGCAAGTACGGAAGATGGTCTGATAGGTGAGTATCCATTTGTTTCATCTCCTGTCCAGCCTTCTTCTGTAATCTTCGTTAGCAGTTGTAAGTAGGGTGCGTTCTTAGATACCATAACGTCACCCATAAAGTCATAACCAGTTTCTGCATACGAAGTATAGTCAGCTGAACCCCAGTCTAAGAAACTACTGTCAGTAAAAGTACCCATTGTGACTTTATTGGTTACAGTATCCTTGCAAACCGCAACAATAAAAGGGTCTCCCGTGACAATGTCCTCAGACCTGTCTACATAAACAGAGTCAGAACTAGCGTCTACCACAAAATCACCGCTACTGTCAACAACAAAGAAAGGTACATCTTGTGTAGAGTAACCTGAGTAAAAAGACAAGCCTAGTACGTGCGGGCTGTCGGAGTCGGTATCTGATATAGTCCATTTATAGAAAGCTTGAAGAACAAGGTCCAGTATTAAAAAATTATTTTTCTTTCCCTCTATAGTTTCGTCTGCATCTGGGTATGACCAGTATATTCTTTTGTTAGTTAGGTCAGCTACTGTCTGCACTTTATTTCTAGCATTAGAACTTAAACTATCAAACAGAGTTTGTATAGTTGTAAGACTTAGGTTTCGTTCTACAGCCCGAAAAGTCTGTGCATCAAAGGAGAGAGTATGAATACCAAACTGGCTCCACCAAAAGGGAGTGCCGTCTACTGAAACAAAGCTGTTTGCGTTAAGAATACCTACAGCAGTTATCTTGTTTACTGCGTATCCTGTAGCAGAAAAGACATCGTCAATACCTGTGATAGCCCAAACACCATTCTCTGCAAACACATATAGTGAGTTGTTGTAGGGGTGTAGATACTTAATACCATAAGCCTCAGGTATCCTAATTTCTCCTCCATCAGTCTCTAAGAGGTCAAACAAAACCTCTGAGGTCGGATCATTAACCTGATGACACAAGCCTAGGTTAGATGTATCTTCAGAAGAACCTGTGACAATAGGGTCGAGGATACGAGAAAAGAGGATCGCATTAGAGTTTTCTTCTGAATCTAACCCAGAATAGAAAACCCTATTCTGAAAAGAAGCTACACAAGAGAACCTAGTTGTCTCTGAGGTAGAAGGAAGACCAGATAAACCAGAAGCAGTATCTCTGTCTTTTGTGAAAAAGTCGAGGATATAATGACCATTGCTGATTACAGTAGAACCTGAGCCTATCTTATCGAACTCAGATACAGAAAAGTCTCCTGACGAATTTTTAGCTGAATACCATGGGAGGTTCAGAGGAGGCCAGTTGTCTGAGTTAGCACTTTGGTACGTGGCCAAGGCTGCTGCACCGTCGTCTGTGCTTGAAGGGTCGTCAAACCAACCTGCATTGTAGGTGTCGTACTTTCTTTCATCTGAAGGTGAAGACGTAGTAGTTTCATCAGCCAAGGTGTCTCTGTCTGAAAGAAAAGTAAAGTCTCTTACGCGGAAGTTAATCTTTGTACCAGAAATGGCACCACCACTCTCTGTTACATAGATACTGTCTATACCTTTGTTGGCAACAATAAGTCTACCATTGATAGAAGCATACTGACAAAGATAGTTTTCAGCGCCACCTGACCCTGCATGTTCAAAAGCAGTTAAATCTAATGAGGCCGCAATCTGGTTATCTGTACCAGAAAAAGGAGCAGAACCCTTGTTGTAGAAGTACAGGGTAGAACCAGCCTGTATAACTAGATACTCTTTACTGGTACTACCGCCGACATTATTCCAAGAACCAAGACCTACCTTGGTACCGTTTGCTATAGTAAAAGTAGAAAGCACATTACCACTTTCAAACTCTATGGCTTCTCTTCGTCTTCTGCTCCCATCTCTCAGTAATAGACAATTGTCTTCATCGACTGAAGCATCAGGAGGGAAAGTAAGTTCACCAGCTTCAGTTATCAGACCTTTGATGAAGGTGTTGACTACTTTCTGTTGCTGTTGCTGGGGCATTCCTGGCTCTCTTTCTGTTTTCTCTCTGTTCTCTTAAGATATCTCTTTTAACTGTGTCAGACTCTTTTGCGTACTTATCAAACTTTGATATTGTTTCTTGGGCTGACTCCATAGAGGAAAAGGAACCCTTTAACTCAAGAGGTAAGTGTGTCTTCGAACTTCTTATAACATAAAGACCGTAGCCTCTTGGGTGAGGTTCGATAGTAAGAGTACACTTTCTCTTTGTCAGTTCACAGGTGCAAGTCTTATGGTCTTTATCCACATTAAAGGTCAACATCACTGTCTTCCGTATGTAGGCCGTTTTGGTGTCATCTTTGATCTGTACATATCATTCTGGATATAAGACTTCAGTCTTCTGGCTGACTGTTCCACCTTTGGGTCAGGGCCACCTTTGAATAAAGAGAAGCAAGCTGACTTAGCTTCAGCCATAAGGTAAGGCAAAACAGTCTCATCAGCATCAATAACATAGGTATCAGAGGTTGTAAAGGCAGGGATAACAGTACCCCAAGCTTGTATTTTACTTTCCTGTAATGTGTCGTCCACAGTAGAATCATAACCATCCATGACAACATACTTGTCATCAAAAGACGTATAGTAGGTAGGCATGATATCTGTTCTGATAACAATATTAGTTCCAGCGTTTTTGTCTGAGACTAACATTGTGTTGCTTGTCGAAGTATGATTGTTCAATTCAAGAAATCTAGTAGGATGAAGGTATTTAATAGTACGGTAATTTACCTCTCCTGCGTCAGGGTCTATGTTATACCTGATAATTTCAATACCTTCTCCTACGTACTCAAAGTGGGTTGGGTAATCACTGTCAGCCAAAGCAGTGAGTTTAATTAGCTGTTGGTGTTCAGGTATTTTCCTGGCTGATACGAAGTTGTAGAAAGTATCTTCAATCACAGAGGCAATCTGGAGAGCTTCGATAGAATCGTTGATGCTGTTGACAGGCTCTGAGTCCATGTCAGACAAGATACTCTGTACAAATTCCAGAAGAGTTGTCCTCATTATCCTGGCATCCCCATCACAAAGAGGTACATAGTGTGTACAATTATATTACCACTAGCTGTCTTACAATACAATTCATAGTAATCATTCGTTGCCATCATGTCATCGAAGTGCATAGCAACATGCTGGTAGTTTCCACTGTCGGCTGTGGATACTATTTCCGCATTAGGCGTACCAAGTACTGAACCATTTTTGTGGATTGCAAAATAACAATCTTGGCCTGATCCTGTGCTGTGTTTATAAGAGAGATCAAATACTGCATGAGCATGTCTGGTGACTGTCCCTGTATAGGTTAAACGAGAACTTCCGTTGTGAGTGAAATCTGAGAGCGTACCTCCTGTAGAAGAAGGGTTTACTAGGGTGTACGATGTTGGACCTGTATAAGTAGACCCTGTTCCAATATCATTGTACCTGTAAGAACCAAAAGGATTAAGCAGTTGAAATGAACCTGAGCCTAGCCCATCAGCAACATAAACATGCTTAGCTGTAGCCGCTGCTGCACCCTTAGGTTCATGTAAGTCTGCACCTGTCAATACTGAGTGTTGGACGTTAGCCATAGTTATTCTTTCCTGTAAAGGTGGCGGGGAGGAGCCTCAGAGGAAAACCCCTCCCCTAGTAGCTAGTTAGTTAGACCTCAATATACTCAAGGACCAACTTAGCTGCACCAGCAGTGTACGCTGCGGTGGTATATTTGACTGACAGGTAAGCATCAGCACTACCAACAGTAGCAGTACCATCAACCAAAGCCCCATCACATGCTACAGCCAAGTCAGCCGCAAGAGCAGCCAAGGCAATAGTAGCATCAATACCGTCAGCGTCAATGATAGTACCATCTTTTTCCTGTAGACCAAGGGTCAAGGTAGCCGCACCACCGGAGGTGAATGCTGTGGTAACAATCAAGGACGCCCGCACAATGCAGGAGTTTGCTGGGATGAAAGCGTCATTGGGCTGAGGATCAGTATCAGCAGTACCAATGGCGGTTGCATCAGGAATATCAAAGACAAGAGTTTTTACATCACTCTTGGCAGTGACACCGTTGTCTCTGGCAGCACCTTGGGCGGTACCAGTAACAACATAGAGACCGTCTGCGTTAGTGTACGACATGGATCACTTCCTTTCTTAGACAGTCGGTAGGGTTACAACACGGACCATATTCTCAGGACGGAATAGTTTAACTCCGTACCGAGCCGTAGTCACATACTCGTGACGCTGGAAATCTTTGTTGTACTCATAGTCAACTTCTGGAGCCTGCCGCCAAGCACCAACAAAAGGACCAACAGACATATCCGCAGAGAAGAAAAGGTTCACCTTCCCGTTGGTAGAACTGAAGTCAATGTTGTTGTTGTCTTTGTCAGGCAGAGCACTATCAGAAGCACTTGCGAGATAGTTGGAGACATAAAGGTCAAAGCCAAAGACGTTGGCTACGAACTTCATACCCGTAGCAATACCGTCACGAATCACACCTTCCCAGCGGGGGTTGTTGCTGATGTTGGTGATATTCGAGAGAGTATTCAAAGTGTACTCCACAGACGGGTCTACGATACCAACAAGGTTAGTATCAGGGACGTTCTGTTTCTTAAGAGCATACCTTGCACGAGCGATGTCGTCTACTTCGATAATACCACTGGCACCACTACCAGCCCAGCGGTGTTCTACTCCGTCGATACTCTCGTTGGAGTTAGCAGAAACACCACTCTCAGGAGCAGCAAACGTAGTCGTCTCGAAGTGAGCCAGGATAGCTCTCTCCTGCTCCGGTACAAAACGAGACTCAAGCTGGGCAGAGTAGAAACTGTCCTGCTTGTTCTTTTTCGTAATATACGTAGCCGAAGAAAGGTACTTGTCGATGGTAAACTGGAATTCACCAGTATCCAGAGGACGGTACTCTACAGCACCATTTTCTGTGTAGTCATCAACCTGAGCCTGACCAATTGAAGGGATGGTGAAAGTATCACCGTCGGGGAAGTCTTGAAGCATTCTCACATACTTCTGACACATCATCTCATCGCGCAGAATTTCTTTCAACTCGTTGGACCAGACCTCTGAGCGAATGAGTTCTGTGCTATTAGCAGTAGTCATTGCCATTTTAGCAACTCCTTGGTTTGTTTTTTGTTTTAGGTTTTAGTAAAACTTGTCACCCAGCCTCATTCGATCTTGCATCATCTGCTGCTGAACTGACTGTGAGTAATACTGGCTTCTGTTGGTTCTACGGAGATCTTGGTAGTATTGGAAGTTTCTCTCCTTAGAACCTTGCATTGCAACACTCTCTGTACGCACAGAACCTTCTGTAATCATAGAACGAGGACGTTGTGCCTCCCCGATCAAAGTAAAGAAAGCTTCTGGAGAGTCAGAGGCAATTTCTTTGAGTTTGTCAAAGTTCATACCAAGTTCATTGGCTTTACTTTTGACAACTCTGTCTGCCTCAGTCCCAAAAGTCTGTTCTAGTCGTTGCTCCACAGCTTCTAGGTTCTTTCGGACCCTTTCACTCTGAGCATTTTCTGAGAGAGTTTGTTTAACAAGGCTTTTTAATTTATCTTCGCTCAAGTCCAGGCTGGTGTTGCCTTCATTGTTTGCGTCACTATCATTATTGTTATTGGACCTCACTTCAGTTTGTCCGGTAGTGGACCCCGGTTGCCTATTCTGAAGCTGTTCGAGCAACTGTTTGGAGTAGTCCTGTCTACCCAGGTCTTCTCTCATTTCTGCGAGTTGACGTTCTAGGTCAGAGATATAATTGTCAGCTTCTAGTTTCCCTTTAGCCAACACCTCTGGGTCTCTCCACTGCTCTCCCCTGGTCTCTACGAGCCTTTCCATAAAGGTATTTGTTTGACCTTCATTTCCGTTCTCTGTTCCCTGATCCTGTTGGTTGTCAGTCTCAGAGGTTTCCGTAAATACAGACATGGTTAGTCCTTAGTAAGTGTAATAAGTTCAATGATGTCTTTGAGTGATTGGTTGTACTCATTGACGGCGATTTGTCGGAGTTCCCAATTAGGTTCTCCGTAGTCCCTGACAGATTCCTTTTTTAGGTAGTTCTTCTCAAGGACTTCCCGTAGTTCCTCAAACGCTGTTGTGAAACTACGAACCTCTTTCTTCCTGGCTTCTTTGTCTTCGTAGCCACGGAACCAAACTTGTTTCATATTCCTAGTTCTTCTTGAACTTGTAGTGTTTCTTGATTGATTGCTTCTGCGTCTTGCATTGCCTGTTGTGTTTCTAGTTGTTCCTGTACAGTGATATTCTCTGAATACAAAGCTTGTTCCCCTAGCTCTTCAGAAATAATCTTTGCCATTTCTTTACCAGACAAGTGAGGAGCCACAGTAGGATCACTTGCTTTAATCTGGCTGAGTTGAAGTAGGTTCTGGAGACGCCTTGCTCTTTCTGCAAAGTGTCTTGCACCGACTGGAGTAATTTTTCCTGAGGCAATAATGTCATCCTTGGTAATGTCTCTAAATAAAGATACACCGAGGTTGCTGTCAAAAACTCTAATAACATCGCTTGTGTTCATTCTCCGTCTAGCTAGTTCTAGCATAGCATTTAGGATAGGCTCTAAGAAAGTTCTTTCGAAGTGTGCAGTCTTATGCTCAAAGATACGAGAAGCTGAATTCTCTAGGCTTTGTATTTCGAAAGCAGTCTTCTCCCCTGGTGTCCTGATACCCATAGCCTGTCTAGGTGCACCAGCCATTTCCTCCATTTTATTTTCAAGAGCTTGAATTTGAAAGTCTGCATTCAAAGCAGTAGCATCTGGAGCGAGATAACCTACGTCACCTTCTTCACCCAAAACAATTCTACCCCCTGGCTCAAACTCAAAGTCTTCTACATCGCCTCTGATCTTAAGCATAGGATAACCGATCTGGTCAAAGACATCTGCCTTCATATTTTCTAGGTGGTCCATACGGTACTGCATACCAACCAGATTATCTAGAGGACCCATAGCGTATAAGTTATCAGGACGCGGTCTCCAACCAGACATGAAGACAGGAGCTTTACCAATCCACGACGGGTTTTCTACGTTAGCTAGAACATAAGCTCTGTCTACAACGGTGATGATCCTGTCCTTCTGGAAAGTATCTGTGGTGTAGTCGTAGATATCACCATAAAAAGTAAGGATTTCTACATAGTCTGATTCATAATAATGTTGAATAGAAGAAAAACCGTCTGCGATAAAACCATCAGCCTTATTAAAAGTAGCATCAGAGCCTTTGACACCAGCCCTTGAATGCATCATCTTAGAAAAGATTTGCTCCATATATTCTTTTTCTGGGTCTTGTTCTATATCTCTGCGAACTTCACCTAATGTCTTAAGGCTTTTAACAATCTTAGGTGTCTTTGAAAAGCTAGCTGCAACAGGGTTAAAGACAATGTCATACGGAGAAATACGTACAAGTTTTGGACCCACGTACTGAGGAGTGTAATCTCCTTCTTCTGTGATTTTATAGTTGTCTTCCCAGTCAACAGCAGCAAAACAATTACCGTACTGTATGTAATCGTAGAGAAGGTCTGACATTACTTCTACAAAACCAGACTGGTTTACTTTGTTTTCCATGTAGGCTTGGATTGTAGAGACTTTTTCTTTGGTGTTGCTTTCACTGGTATTAGCTACCCACCGCATCCACTGAGACTGGGGGAAGAGGGTAGCAAAGTAATTTGCATGCAGGTTGTCCATGATCTGCGTTAGTTTAGGGACAGTAGTGGAGTTAGACCAAGGCAACAGTGCGTTAGCTGTAGTCTTCGTGTTTGTGGCATACAAATAATTGCGGAGCTCTTTCCACTCTTCAATCTTGGTTTGCCTTAAGGTATCCCATTCACTCCATTTATTCCCAATGTCTTGAGCCAAGCCATGAGGTTCGATGAGATATTCAAGGTCTAAAACTTCTCCAGCCATTATGCTGCACCTCTAAATCTGTTGTTAGCCCACACAATATTGGACTTCTTCTTGTGGATTGATCCTGTAGGTTTCACTGCCATATCTACCGCTGCTGCGAGTGCATCAATAACGTCGTCGTGAGCAGGGTTTCTAGAACCTAGCTCTTCCTCCAGATAGTGTATGTTACCACCTCTGTAGTGCCACATCATTAAGTTATCATACCTTGGTTCGAGAATAGCAGCGATACGTTCCTTCTTGTTACCTTGCATTCTGCTTGGTCTATATTCGTCAATAGAAAGGCTCAGACCATGTTCTTTAATCATTTCTTTTAACTGCTTCACAATAGCAGCCTGGGCTACCGAGGTCTCTGCCCTCATCTTTCTGAAAGACCACTTTGTCGCAAGAGCTAGAATGTGATCAAAGTATTCTTTGATACGGTCTGTCTTGAACCTGTCGATGTCTAAAACATAGATATTATTGTCGGAGTCTATTCCAATTACAACGATAGCGGTGCTGTCTGCTTTTTTGTTTAAGCTGAAAGCAAAATCTACAGAACAAAAGATATTGAGTTTCTTATCTTTGTAAAGCCAAAACCCATGATCCCTGGTAAGAAACTTTCTATCGAAGTATTGAAACTTACTGCTTTCTACAGGAACATTGTCAGGGTCAGACGGATCATTGTAATACTGCGCTCTGAACTGACCTCTGTCTAGATACTGTCCTCTTTTTCTGGCAAGAATTTTTCTATCAAAGCCAAACCATTTACCATCATACCTTCTTTGTCTTGGCCAAAGAAACTCACCTGATCCATCACCCATGTCTTCTACAGACCTTTCGAAGACTTCATAGATAGGCTGAGACCCTGTTATCTCCCCGTCATCATCGTAGACCTCCTCAGTCATATCCATCAACTCTGAGTACAAGTCTTTGGCGTGGTACCTTGTACCTACCACCCACTCCTTAGCGTCTGCTCCTTCGATGGATGACAAAAGAGAATACTGACTACGAACCTTTTCTCTGCCTTCATTTGTGTATGCATTTTCAAAAACAACTACGTCATCCAAAACAGCGATATCACAGTGAAGACCAGTAAGACTAGTTGTAAGGCCACCTGTGAAAACAGAGGGGTCTCTAATGTTCTCCTTCTTTCGAAGGGGGTGGTCGAGGCTAATTTCCGAAACCGTCCACCTAGTTCTTTTGCCTTCTTCTGGGTGTACATAATCTGGCCAGTACCTTCTGTAAATAGGTGAAGTCAAGATACCTTTAATAAAGTTCAACTGTTTCTCAGCTAAGTTGGCTGTAGCAGAGATATACAGTATCCGCAAGGTCGGGTTTCTTGTCAACTCCCACGCTACTCTATAACCTACAAGCCTACTCTTTTGGTGGTCTCTTGGAAACAAAACTAGCTGGTGTGTTCTAGCGTCTTCCCTTGTCCACCAATTGATAACATCATGGTGACACTGGCCTAAAACCTGGGTAGGAGCAACCAAAGAAATAAAGGTAGAAAGGTCACTCTCCGCGGCTAACCTTATTTCTTCTATTTGTTCTTTCATAGTTTAATAGAGTTTCTAACGATGTTACCTATACCAATGCTATTGATAGTGTTATTCATCACTCTATTGATGCCTTTAGTACCCGTAATTGATAAGCCTGATACTACACTAGTAACACTTCCATGATTAACTTGTCTAGAAATAATTATATTTCTTATTCTTTGAGGTTTCCTGTTATGTAAAGTAGCTGCACCATCAGGTACCAGCAGTGGGTCACTGCCTAAAGCTAAACCGTTACCATTACCGTTTGGACAGGACACTGCCGTGCAAAGGGGGTTAGCTACGGAAGCCAGAGAGTAAAGAGTAAGGAAAATAAAAAAGGAAATTACCATGAGACTTTTCGTCATCTTACCTACCTTGGCTTTTATATTTCTTGTAAGTTCGTTTCTTGTGTTTATTAGATGGCCTGGACCTATTTGAAGAACCTACGGAGGTAACCTTTCTTACGGGTTCCTTCCTCTCCTTCTGATCCTTCGATAGAATACGTTTGCTTGACATGGTTTCTCAACTCTCTGATTTCTTCTACTTCGTGTATGATACGGAGGACTAGCCACACTATAGATAGAACAGACGCCAAAGAAGGCAACAGTTCAAAGAATGTGGCTAGAGCTACTCCAACTGCGGAATAATCAAGTATAAGACGATCATCATGCACCACTACAATCCCGCTATTACGAAAGCTAAAAGACTTGTGTACTTAACACTGTAGTAAAATGTATAGACATTGTTTTCGTCATAGAAATAATTCCTTCTAATAATGTCGTAGTCGTGTACGTCTAGTCCGTAAAGTTCAAACAGCCGGACTACCTCCTGAGCGATAACACCAATCTTTTTCTTAGCAGCATTACCTTTATCTTCTACATCAGACTTGAGATAGTAAGTGACAAACTTAGACTTAAGCTCTTTAGCTACCTGTTGTTCAGCCCAAGTAAGTCTTTTAATATCCTGTTTAAGTCTTAGGTCGGATGGTGTGGTGGGGTCAAAGAAAGAACGGCATTCAATGTTTGAATTATTAGGTGGTGCAGTAGTAAATGTCAAGGTTGTACCGCTGATTGAATATGTGTCTACATCCTGCGAAATACCGTCTACAAAAACCAAGACTGCCTGTTTATTCTCTGGGTCGTTAGCTAGAGTAAAGTCTACTGTGGACCCGTCGCCTGTGAAGTCGTCTACTCTTACATCAGCAGGGGATGCGTCTAAGGATGAGATAGTAACTAGAGCGCCATTGATATAAAGGTTGTCTGTTCTTACATCACGTACATTGAGAAGATCGTTTTGATTTAAGTCAATGTCAGCACCCATCGTATTAGGTGTGCTACCATCTCTACTGAGAGTGTTGTCAAAGGCATTCTGGATGTTACTGAAGTTGTTATTCAACTGATCAGTAGAGTAGTATCCAGCAGAGATAGTTTTAAGAGAAGGCTGTTTTGCCATTTACCTACATCCTGGCTGCTAAATCGTCTAAGGCTTCTTCGTAAGTTACACCCTTCAATTCAGCTAATACTTCTACTACAGACCTAATAACAGAACCTTGGCTTACTTCTCTGTCCAGTCTTTGCCTGGGAGAGAGTAGAGGA